CTTCATATTGTGCTCCTATTTATTTGTAAGTTTTGCGAGCCGCTAAGTCCCCATGGAGAGTAATCACCCGCAAGATACCGTGGCATGCACTAGCGATTGTAGCAACCACTAATCCAGATACCCACTTGTCTGGGAGGTTTATGATGAAAGATATTCCGTAGCCAAGGACAACACCTGTCAGGATCTTTACCCAGGGCATTGCTTCCTTTGGGGTCATTGTGTTAAGAAACTGCATCAACTTGTATACGGCTAGTCCACTTATTAAATAGTTCACTCAAGTACTTCCCAGTTGATTACATAGTTAACTGTATCTACTAAAGTAACAGGTACCACATAGTTTTTAACTATATCTTCTGTAACTTTTCGAGCACGGTGGTAATCAAGAGTGTAATAGGAAAAGTCTGTATTTATAGAACTCACTGCGTTTTGTCCCCAGTGGTAGTCATAGAGACCATCACCAGACACGCCTGCCCGTGGAATAAATCCACCCATTGGCTCGCTTCCAGAGAAGAACACACCACTAGAGTTTTTATACTCAATCATTGGTTTAGTAAAGGTTACAGTCTTTGTTCCAGTGGCAGGGTGAGCAACGCTTAGTACGAATACTCCTACAACATTAGTGGGGGTAACAGCCACATTATTTGGTGTATTTGCAGAGATCTTTCTGCTGTTACCTGTTGCGTCAATGTAACTTTCTGGTATTCCTGATAGACCACCAGTTACCCAATCATCAAAAAGAACGGGTGATGCTGTAGAACTATTTGCTAGTCCTTCAAAAGTTAACATTTCTGTTTTTGCCATAAACCTGACATTAAAAACATCAGATGAAAGGGCTGAACCATAATAAGTTAAATTATTATTGTAAAGAAATGCTCCCCTACTGTAAATGTATATAACGCTATTACCAGTTCCAGCAGCAAGTGTTACTGTCAGTACTCCATCAGTAATGTTAATTATATTGTCAGCAGCAAGACCTGAACTTGGTTGTACTGATACAACACCCCAACCATACTCACGACCACCCTCATTTAACGCAGCAAAGTTTCTACGAACAATACCTGTGGTGTCTGTTGTGGTTGCACTCTGTGCAAAAAATGGATCACTAAAAAGGTTTACACGCATGGGGTGAACATTAAATTGAATTGGGGATACATCAGTGTTGGTAGTTACGGAGCAACCAGACATTGCAGAGATATACGCTTTGATGCTGTTTGTTGTACCCTTGGTTCGACGCAGGTATCCAATGTTGTTTAGTATTGAACGAAGTTTTGCGGTTCCTAAAGCATCTCTGTTGAACTCAACACCTGCCTGTTTGGCTAAAGCATCAATAGCAGAACTGTGTACAACTTCTGGGTCGTTTATACGCATGGTGTCATAGATAGTTGTTCGCACACGATCTAACTCCCAACCAAATAACTCTACAAAGCGATATAGAGGGCCAGTAGTAAAGGCGTAGTCCTCAGTAGCAAGCATGTAATTATCATCTAGTTGACGGTAGTACTCAGGTATATGATTCCACAACTCTTCAGTAGACCCAAAGTTAATAGGAGTTTGTACAGATATGTCTGCTAAATTTTCATAATAAGAATCATTAGTATTGTTTTTAAACTTTACAAACAAAGAATAGTATGCCCAAGATCCTTCAGCAATGTATGGTCGAGATGTACCAGCAATGTCAATGTATTCTTCGTAGTAGGTACCTTCTCCCGCAATGATACGAACAACCTCAAAACCATCAGCAGGTGTTATAGGTTCACCATCTCCAGATCCTCTAATCAAAAGTTCTACTGGTTCAAACGCTGATGTGGTAACAGTACTTGTTAATGCTGTATCTAAACGCCATTTAAGTTCAACTTCTCCCCTTTTATAAATATTGGCAGAGAACGATGAAGTTAAATAAGATTGTGGAACTGGTTCAAAATAACCGTCAGAGCGAAGAGCACTGTCAAATAGTGCAGTACCACTACCTGCTGGAGTACTAGAGTCTTGTACTAAATTTGTACGGCGAAGAGCCGAACCATTATTATCGTCTTTACGGATCTTAAATGAGACTAAAGCCATTAGTTGCTACCAGTCAATCCACCAACCATGTTAAAGTTAACAGCAACTTGGCTACTAATTTTGTCAGTAAAACATGGGAGTTTTGTTGCACTAATAGTTACATTACCTACTGTTCCACTTAAAGCACTTGGGTATACGGGTACTGCATGGTAACTGGTGGCTAAGTTGTCAATTTCGACATAGTCAACCCCAGTAACAGATAATGCTGCTCGGTACACTTCTCCAACGGTGAATATCTGCCCAAAAGATACATTGTCAAAAGACAGTAAATCTCTGACTGCTTTGTCAACACCTTGTTGTACATAACTTTGCACATAGTTGGTTTTTACATGCACTCGTAATCCCACATAGATGGGTGTGCATTCAATGTATCGCTCGACGCTTCCATGGTCAGCAGGGTTTACTACTGAGGCAGTTACACCTAACATTGACCTGGTTGAGAAGTACAACTCAATAGATTCTTTAATATCTGTTGGTATTTCGATGATTACTTTGGTTGTACCAGAAGTAATTGGTTCAGGTGGGTAACTACTTTGGTAGGGAACTGGGTAGATAGTAACGGTTGGAGATGAGTATGTTGCTGTTGCCTTGCTTACTGAGGGGATTTGCAAAGTTAAATCTTTATAGTCTTGTAATGAAACTGCTCGGTCTTGTGTTCGGTATAACCGAGACACATTAGATTTGATTGAACCAATTGATTCAGCGTCAGCACCACCACTGGTGGCTCCAGATGATACAACACTTATATAAGTGGACTGTGGTGAAGAGGATACAAGTTTAATACCATTACTTTGAAGGTTTCCATCGGATCCAGTAGTACTGCGGTAAGAGGCTGTAATAGTTGCGTTAGTAGTTGGCACTGTTCCGTTAAACCCATTACCAAATATGATTTGTGTGTATCCGTCAGAAGTACTTTTAGCAGTAAAAACTTTATCTAAATAGTTAGCAGATGACAATTGTGCTACATAGGTGTACTCAATTGCTGAAGGTACACCACTAACGAGTGATCCTTCATAAACAAGAATGCTAATGCTATTAATGTCAACATTTCTTTTTAACAAAGAAAACTTTTGGTTGGTAAAACCAGCACTGGTACCAATTAGTTCATTAAAAACTAATGAACCTTGAATGACAGAACCAGTTGCTTGTGTGGTAGTCACTAAATCTAAGGCAGGTAAATCATTAGCAAGGTAGAAATCATATTCGTTTCCATCAGCATCATAACCTTTGAAGGTAGTAAATTGTGGCACTGTGTAGGTTGTGTCACCCGCAGGTACTGAGTTTAATTTAACAGTTACTTGCCCACGAGATGCACGAGGTGATGCGGGGGCATAGTCCATTAAGTTAGCAATTGCTAAAACTGAATCACGCTGTGTTGCAGTTTCTAAGAAAGTTTCTCCAGCAGCACGGTCAACATAAAAGTGAAGGACATCACCCATGTACGCCCAAAGATCAACAAACATGTTTCCAAATTCGGAGGCGTCAGTGCCATCCCATTCTGGAATAGTCTTAGCGGCACGATTGATTAAATCTTGCCTGATTGATAAAAAATCTCTACTGGTGTAGTCAAATGTAGCCATAATTAAAAAGTGCTCTCTTCAGTTAAAATAGTGTTAGAGTCGACAACCGCTGTGTACACGGAGATACCCATGCCTGGAACAGAGTACACTACAGAAACAGATAGTGTGGAATCACCACTACTTCTTGTTGTGTTTCCTTCTGAAATCCTAATATCTCTGATATTAGCAATACTTACATTATCGTTAATAGCCGCAAGTGCGTCCACTCGATAATCTGCAAAAACTAAAGGATCTAATGGTTCAAATAACAGTCCACTGATACCAGCACCATATCCTGGGCGCATAACCCTTTCGGACCCTCTGGTAGCCAGCACATCCGCAATTCGTTGTTTGGCGATTACCCCAGTATCAGTGGTGTCAGGTACCTTGCCACCCTCAAAACGGAAAGGTATATTAATTGATTTCATAGGTTACCATTCTACATTGGTATTTAAGAATAGACATAAATCATCTCATTTCCTGTCATCCAACGATTTCCTTTAAGTACTGGCTCAGTTAAATTAGGCATAGGTGCACTAATTACTGTGCTATCAACTGTCCCTGTATCATTTGAGTCTTTAGCCAAAGTAAGGTATGACATTGCCGTACCACGAGATATTTCGTGCCTAACTGCTTGGACAATCCATAACCCATCTAAACCTGAGTTGTACTTGTCAATTTTTACAACCATGCCAGGTTGGATAATAGGGTCTCCTACAATGTCTACATGAGCAATATAGGGTAAGTTGTGCCTACTGCGTCCTTTTAGGGATGCTTCTAGCATTTCTACTGAATGGGCATTACCAGAAATTTCATCTTGAAATATAGATTGAACTGTCTGACCATAGCCAGTAGACTCATTATTAGATTTGGTAATAATTTGGTTACCAACTAATGCATGCATGGTCCCAGAAGTTTTTGCTGACGATGGGGTAATGGCTCCAATTACACCATGAAACTTAATTACTTGACCAGGTGCTGACGATAATCTTCCACTGTTACCAGACATTGCATATAAAGGTATTGATCCTGTACGACTAAAGGATGCAAATGGATCCCAGATATCAATGTGTACCCCACGCATAATTACTTGGTAACCAAGGTAATTAGCAGCATGTACAAGTAATTCCCAATCGGACATTTCAGACTGTATTAATCTTGGAAAGACATACTTATCATTTGGAACAGCCAATGTTAATGCATAGTCGTTTGCAAGGGCTGTTGCAATTTGTGGCAAAGTCCTGTTTTCCCATGATCGTGATTTGCGGCTTCGCATTGGGTACGACGAACCTAAACAATATATTCTTGTAATTTGGAATGGGCTGTTATCAATAAGACCATTTTTATTTACTGACTCTGGTTCTAGGTAAGTAATGTACCCAACAAAACCATACATACGGATTTGACCAACACTTACTTTTATTGATATAGGTACATCAATAAAATCAGTTAAACTTTGTGGGGGTATTCCACCAACTTCTAAAATTGCAAGGTTGTGCATATTTTCTTGTAGTTCAATGTTGACACGCTTAACAGAAGCATAGTCAAGGTACATTCCGTTAACTATTACTTCAAATTTAATATCAAGAGGAGATGCACCAGAAGTAATCATCGTGGAATACGGATATTTGTTCCGACAGGAATGTAGTCAGGAAAAGGTACTTGTGGATTAATGTCTGCAATTTTCCAATAGAATAAAGGTGAACCTAAATATCGGGCAGACAAATTTGAAAAAGTGTCACCAAATCTAGCAGAATGAGATATGTAACTTGGAAGTAACGCTTGTTTACGCACAGATACAATTACAGTATTTCCATTCCGTTCTTCTGCGGAGGTTGAATATCGAGAAAGTGCTTCTATCATTATTATTTTTCTTTTGTAACACCGCTAGGTACTGCCAACAGTTTTCCAAACTCGGTATTTCCCGCACCCCAAAGAGCACCGTTTAGTTTTTGTTCACTGTAAAATAGTGGGGCACTTACTGACACGCCTGTGTCACCACTTCCTGCAAGTTCTACTGAGTATCTAAAAGAAATGTAATCACTTCTATTTACAGTTTTCTTTTGCTCTGTTAATAGAATGTTTACAAGATCAGAACACTGTAAACCATTATCAAGAGGATCAGTTATTTTGCTTAATGGTATGTCATTAGATCCTTTATAAGTTAAAGGAAGGGAACTTGCTGACCACTCCTCACTTGTTGGTGTAGTTCCAAGATTAACCGCAGTGATAGAACCAGTGTCAGCCACTGATACCACATTGGCATTTATTTTTGCATATGTAAGTGTTGTTGTAGTTGGTACTGTTAAAACAGTGTAGTTACCATCAAAAGTAGCATCGACTCCAGTAACTGTGATTGCAGATCCAACATTTATACCGTGAGCAGTACTTGTTGTCAGTGTTGCCACATTACTAGTTAATGACTTGAGAGACACGGACACTGCTGGTGAGTTTCCTGTAATTAAAGGGATTAGGCTTAACTTGTACTGAATGTTGATGCGAACTTTAACATCTTTGATTTCTTTTTTTTCAATTGCTTTTGCAAAATTACTAGTTCGGGTTGCATCAATAGATACATTAAACCCACCACCTTTATCAAAAAAATCGTCATTAAATGTTGTTTTAAAAAAGTTTACAGAAGACAATCCAACTTTTAGTTGATTTATAACTTCTTCATCTTTAGTTATCTGTGTTGTCGTGTCTTTTGCAGTATTTATTAAATTGTCATACAAAAATGTATTCTTTTTTGCAAACCCAATATAAAGTGCGTACATACTGATGTTTACTGTGCATTGAGTTGGGACCATGGTTTGACTAAACTTTGTGAAGTTCACATCAACATTAGTTGCAATACCCTCAACCATAAACAGTGTCGAAAACATAACACGAAAAGGTTGTGGGTTTAAGAAAGCAGAGTTACCAAGGTTTACTCTAAACTTTTCTGCAAGTGCTTCAACAGAAGTTTCACTAGAAGAAAGTGCAGAAAAAGGACCAGCGGTTGGCGCTCGATCTTCTTCAGGTAAGTTGGCTAGTGCTTTTTTTTCTGCGTCCATCTGTTGTGTCAAAAAATCTGACTGTCTTTGAGCCAGCGCCTTGATCATGTCAGATGATATTCCTTGACCAGTAATTGTGTCTAAGACTAAAATATCTGCAAGAACACCTACTTGTGAAACTAATGAGGGGGTACCGTTAGGCAAATCTATTGAGTCAACATTTGCTGGGTTAATACCTTTGTTGACTTCTGATTCTCGGTTAAACATTAAACTAAAACCAAATGTTGAGACACCTGGTACTGGTTGCATTAGTTGTTCTGGGCTTTGCAATAATGGCAACATTGCACCAGGTGTTTGTGATACTGATCGTTGAATAGCCTGTGGGTTAAACTGAAAAAATAATCTACGATTTGGTGCTCCAAGACCTTTAGGGTCTATGTCAACATGCGGGTCAGTAATTAAACTTCGCATATACCCACGCTGGATTGTTTGTGGAGTTTTTGGATTAAGGCCATCTACATAATGTGTTTTGTTTGATGGCCAATCAAATGGTGGGTTATCTTCTCTTTTTCGTGTTATATCATCTGGTTCAGAATCTAATATTCCAAAAAACTGATTAGTTGGATAGGAGTTTCCAGTGGTCGCACCTATTCTTTTTCTTATAGTATCGGGACTAGTTACTCCACCCTTTACTGGGTTAGCAGGGTCCTTTGTGACATCACCAGGTCCATCGTAAATACCCATTATGAAGTCCTCATCATTTTCAGTTTAACTTCCTGTTCAAGTAGGGATCCAACTTCCCGTGCAATTCGGCGCAAATCAGTTGACATATCTTGCGATCCATTTAAATAAATATTTGGAGAGATAGTAATAGTACTTCCTGCTGACTGCCCTGATTGAGAAGACACTTGTCCAGAGTAAGGCTGTTGTGGTGCCATACCTTGCGACAAACTTGGTTGGTAATCAACAGGGTCACCACCACTATTAGTTCCTTTTCCTCGTACAACAGCACTAGCGCCAAGGCTTAAAGAAGATACTTTGTCGGTGTTTCCAACAATAGAACCTTCAGATTTAAGACCACCTTTTTCAATGTATGCCCTGATTGATCCAGCAGCCCCACCTACTGAAGAAGTCAATGGTGTCATACTTACTTTACTAGTAGATATACCTGTCTTTGAAAATACATTTAATTTTGCAACTGAACTCTTACTGACACCTGAAGATTTCCCACTCTTACTTACAGAGTTTCCACCACCATACATAGAACCCATTGTTCCTGCTGGTTGAAGATGGAATGGTTCGTCACTTTGAGCACCTGGTTGTGTTCCACCATGTGATAATCCATATTTTGAAGCATTTGCTCTAAGCCAGTTGTCATCACCAACAACATCAGCCGCTAATCCTCGTTCGTGCATTGATTGACCTGGAGGAGCCATAGGATAATCTTTAGTGTTTTTCATTTCCCAAACATCACCATTCCATATACGGCCTGTTTCACTTTTTTCAGATTGTGGTTTATCTGTTTTGTAATACCGTGATAGAAAACCTCGTGTTTGTTCTGCATGACTTCTAACTGCATCACCAATTCTTAATGATGAGTTTGCTTCAAGCACTCTTCGAAGAGGTATAGCAAGTTTTGGATCTAGTGTTGCTAACTTATCTTCGTTGTTTTTGCTTAATTTTTTGACATTTTGCTCTGCTCCAGCAGGTCCTGCATTTGCCGTAGATCCCTTAGTTGGCGCTGTTGTAGTTGGTGACACACTTTTTTGTTTACTGTCAACGGCATCTCCACCAGGCATTGTTCCTGCTACTGCTCCTGCTATATCGATTGATGTTACTGCTGCTTGTTTTCCAAAGTTCATGGCAGTTCCAGCACCATACTTTAGTCCTTCAGTTAAAGGGTGTCCTTTAGTGCTTATATACAAACCAATAAATCCCGACATTGCATCTTCTAATTGTCCAAACAATTTAGTTGTTGTGCGAAGGTTTTTCTCAAATTGAGCAAAGTTGTCTGTTTGACGACCATAAAATTGCTCTTCACGCTTAACTCTTGCACCAGTAGTTTGTTCATGCTGAACAGCGTAGGTTCCTTCAATACCCATTGTTTCTCTGTCTTCTTGGACAGAAGGGTCATACATAACATTTTTTCCGCTCTTTTTTTGAAAAGAGTTATTTTGCATAGCGTATTGAATAACTAGGTCTTGCATATCTTGGGGCACACCCATAGCATCCAAACGCTGGCGGGTGTTAGATCCTTGTTGAAGGGCGCCCTTTAGCGCATCAGGGTTAGTTAACCCAGTACGGCGGACAATATCTTGGATGGATTGCATGCCTGAGCGTTGCTTTCCTCCAATGCCATACATACCTGTTCCACCCATCATGAACATTTTGTTTGCTACATCTGGAGACCCCATAGTGGAAAGCATCTTTGTGATGTCTCCAGAACCATAAGAGAAACCTGACACGGTACGGAGAGACTCTACGGTGGAAGCATTTTTTTCAGCAGATAACCCTGTACTTGCCTGCATCCCCAAAAGGTCATTGATGGCAGCACCACCACCAAGAAGGTAGTGTTCAGTAAGTGGTTTACGCAGTTGATTACGGACTTGTTTATTAGACATTCCATACATCTGCTGTAGTTGCACAGACATTCGGTCGGCTTGCAAAGAGTACTGAGCGCCACGCTCCACACGGGCACTTATTGCATTTGCGGCGTCACCTATTGGCTTAGTACCAGCGTTAACAGTATCCATGACGCTTTTACCAAGACCACCGCCTTTTCCGCCTCCTCCTCCACCAGGTATAGGGGGGGTTCCTCCGCCTCCGCCTCCACCACCGCCAACAGAAGGTATTGCAGATAGTGATGAGGACATAGAAGCAGCAACTGAGGTGCCACCAGCACCACTGGTAGTACCACTAGTGGTCATTCCTCGTCCACCACTATTCATTGCCCTAGCAGCACCAGATGCAGCGGTCCTTAATTTTTCATAAGCACCAGTAATTTTGGTAATACCAGCAACTACTTTGTCTACGGCACGGTCATCAAGACCTAAAGTAGTACGCCCACCAACGCTGGCTTTCATAACACCTGCGTGATCAATTGGGGTTTCTTCGGCCATGTTTTAATTCCTAATTACTGCGCCATTTTGCCATACCGAACCAGTAGGCACGCTGACGCACGGACATTGATTTAAGGTCGCTAAGACCAAAACCTCTGTACGAAGAGGCAATCTTTTCATATTCCCAATATATAAGTTTCAGATTAACTGAATAAAAGTGAGACCCAATCGAGAACCACTGTTAAATTTTCATCACAGTGGGCACATTGAGTCTC